GGGCGGAATCGGTAGAGTCGTTGATTTTGTTTTCAACGGCATCACTCGAGTAATATATTCAGTCATTTCTACCATTCGTAATGTTGTAATTGGCGGTTGGAGATATATCTATCTATCTGTATCGAGCATTCTGTCACGATTAGTGGCTACGGTACGCTTACAGTGGTTCACGATTGGAGTTCGAATTCAACAAACAACGGAATCCATTCGTAAATTCTTAGGAGTAACGTGGGAAAGCATAGCAAATTCTCTTTCCGGATCAGTGAGAAGGGCTCGATCTTTTGTTACTCAAGGCTTTTCCGCAATGAGGAGCCAAGTAGTATCCATCTCGCTGAATATCAAATCAAGAGTTGTCTCGGTATTTGACAATATTGTCAGCGCGGCAAGAAGCCTTCCACAACGAATAGGCAGCGGAATCGCGGCAATGGCCGGAAAGGTTGCCAATGGTATATCAGTTCTAAGAAGTAAACTGTTCAATGGTCTTGCTGGTGCTGTAAATGGCGTAATTGACGGTATTAACACCGTATTAGACCAAATCGGTGTAAAACACAAAATTCAAAAATGGAAAATACCACATTATGCTCAAGGCACGGGCTTCCATCCGGGGGGATTGGCCGTAGTCGGTGATGGCGGCGGACCTGAATTAATCCGTACACCAGATGGACAGGTAGGTCTGTCTCCAGCTACAAGCACGCTTGTTTATCTCCCAAGAGGCACAGAGGTTTTGCCACACGAAAAAACAAAAACACTGATGGATTCAGGAATGTTTCCTGCTTATGCAAAGGGAACTGGTGGCGGACTTCTTCACCAAGCGTGGGAAGGAGTCAAAAGCGTTGCAGGTAAAGCTAAAGATATAGCAGTAGACGTCTGGTCATACCTAGATAAACCTTCCCAACTGATGAAAAAAGTATGGGATTCAATCGGCGTGAGTCTGCCAAATATCGATGGAGCCTTCGGTCTACTTGCTAAAGGTGCCCTTTCTCTCATAAAAGACAAAGCGATCGGCTTTGTGAAGAGTAAACTGGAAGGCTTCCTTTCATTAGGCAGCGGTGGTAAAGGCAGTGTTACTCAATGGATTCGTGCTGCAATGGCCATTACAGGCGTTCCTTCTTCATGGCTAGGACCATTAGTAACCTTAGCAATGCATGAATCAGGAGGAAACCCACGCGCCATAAACTTGTGGGATAGCAACTATCGAGCCGGGCATCCATCGAAGGGGCTTATGCAAACGATCGATTCCACATTCAATGCCTATAAGCTTCCGGGCATGAATGACATATGGAATCCTGTACACAACGCAGTGGCGGCCATTCGATACATGATCGACCGTTATGGTTCGATTGGAAATGTACCCGGAATTAGAAACTTAGCGCGAGGAAAAGGATATGTCGGTTATGCAACAGGAGGAATTGCGACAAAGCCGCAATGGGCAACGTTGGCCGAAAACGGTTGGAAAGAGTACATCATTCCGACCGAACCGAGCATGAGGAAAAACGCACTGGCGCTATTAGCTCAAGCGAATGCAGAGCTGGGATACAATCCAAGTACTGGCGGAAGCACAAGCAACGCCTATACTCCATCTGTGGGTGGATATAGTGGTGGCAAGACTGTCCAAATCAATTATGAGCCACACGTAGAAATAAAAGTGGAAGGAAACGTTGATTCTTCAACAAAACAAAGCCTGAAACAAGAATTCCAACAAATGTTGGATGATCACTATAAAAAGTTACAAACACTGTTTGATCCAGGGGTGGTGATCTGATGGGGAAACTTGGAAATGTAAATTTATTAATTGAATCAGAAAGTGATAGTAGTTCTGTCGATGCCACCTCATATCCTGTTGAAAAAGGGGTTCCGTATACCGATCATGTATCAGAAAAGCCGGATGAGTTTACGCTCACCGGCTATATTATTGGGGACAATTACAAAGCTGATAAAGATTACTTAAAACAGCAAATGAAAAAAGGAACCGTCATGACGTATGTGGGGCGCAATATCGCCAAAAACGTCATCATTTTGAGCATTGACGGGACGGAAGATTCTTCTATTGCCAACGGGGCAAGCGTTTCTATCAAACTTCAAACCATTCGAATTGCAAATACATCGTGGGTGAGTGTTCAAAACAGTGGAAAAAAACAGGTGGTCAGTCAAAAGGCTGCCACAACACCGGTGTACCATGTCACAAAAAAAGGCGATACCTATTGGGGATTGTCTAAAAAATACGGAACATCTATTTCTCAATTAAGAGCGTGGAACAAGTATCCTGACACCAAAATCCCCATTGGTGTAAAGCTTCGCGTGAAATGAGGGATGATGAATGCGCGATTATATCCCAATCGACAAAGATAATCTGCCAGAGATATTCGAAATCGATCTCGCTAACGAGACTTTTGTTCTCGGAATCAACTACAATCAATCCTATGATTTTTTCACAGTCGACCTTTATGACACAAACATGAATCCGATCGTGCTTGGAGAAAAAATGATCATCAATGTTCCGTTATGGAATGATCTGACTGATAGTAGATTGCCGGCGCCTACACTAATTCCGATGGACGAATCAGGAAAAGCAGACCGGATCACCTATGAAAACTTTATGGAGACGACGTTCCTTTTTATTGACGACTTGCCACCGGAGGATGAAGAAAATGGCTAATCAGTTATTCGGACGAGTGATAAAAGTACACGTTCAAAATAGTAGATACAAGACAGATTTTTCTGGTCCTGACGATCTTCACATCGAATTCGAGGTCAATTTTGATGACGATGAAAAGCCAAATCAGTCGACCATAAGCATTTATAATCTGTCCGCAACTTCTATCAGCCGAATTACAAAGGATTCATCCATCATCCTACAAGCTGGTTATCGTTCTGATTATGGGGTTTTGGTTCAAGGAAAGGTCAATAGTGTGGTGACAAATCGTGATGGTGTCGACAAAATCACAACGATCACATTGCTTGAAGGACAGGATTATTCGGGTCAAAAGACTCCTAAGCCCATTACGTTTAAAAAAGGCACAAAAGCGGATACGATCATCAAGCGGTTGGTTCAATTGCTTGGAATCCGTTTAGCAGAAATGAAGCTTCCAAAAAATGTAGTGTATAAGAGTGGCTACACTGTAACTGGTAATATCGAAAACAATCTCGTTGAAGTCGTAAAGGATTGCGGAGCGTCGATGTACTGGCGGAAGGGGTCTATGGTGATTCGGTCCATAAAAGAAGGTACGGACGAACGTTTTCTTCTTCAAGAAAGCACGGGTTTGATCGGAAGTCCGGAGACTTTTGAAGAAGATGATGTAAAAGGCTACACTGTCAAATCATTGCTTCAACACCGAATCACTACAGCAAGCATAATTGAAATCAAGAGCAAAACCGCAAATGGAAAATACAGAGCAAAAAAAGGTAAACATGTATGTTCTGGAACCGACTTTTATACAGAAGTGCAGGTGATTTAATGGCCAACGATGATAAATTCTTCACCAATCTGATTCGAGAAATAGGATTAAACCTTTATGTATCTGCCCCTGCAAGAGTAGTGAACGTCTATGGTTCCCAAGCTGACGTTAAGCCGTTATTCAAAATGAAAGATCTTAATGGAAATCTTCAAGAACATTCCATTATTCAAGGAGCACATATTTTAAAACATGTTGGGACCATTAACGTTGGAGATGTGGTGCATCTAAATTTTACGGATCGTGCCCTTGACAACATGAACGGAAACCAAACTTTTGATCCTGGCTTTACAAGAATACACAGCATAAATGACGCTGTGATCGTGGGGGTGTATCAGATATGATTTCTCCCAAAATAGTTGATGGTGACATTGTGATTGACGAAAACGGTGATATCGTCATGGTAGAAGGTGACGAAGAACTCGATCAGTCTGTGCGTTCTATTTTGGAAACACGGAAGGGCGAGTTTTTTCTTGAACCGAATCATGGGGTATCTTTCGATAATCTTCTCGGAAAACAGGCTAATCAACATGAAGCTCGTGATGACATTATTGAGGCCGTTTCGCAAGAGCCGAGAGTGGTGGCTGTTACGGACGTTATGTTTCTTGATGACCGGAAGGCGAGAAAAAGAAGTGTGAATGTCACCATACAAAAAGAGGATGGCACTCAAGTGGAAGTAGGTGAGGTTAACATTGGCGGGGCTTGATAGAAACGGTTTTAAACGAAAAACCTATGATGATCTCCTTACAGATTTAAGCAATAAAGCGCGTGAACTGTTCGGTGAAAATGTCAATTTAACTCCACGTAGTTTCTTTGGGATTATTTTACGTCTATATGCTTGGGCGCTAGACCTACTGTGGCAACTGGCGGAAAAGGTGTATAATAGCGGCTTTATGTCGAAAGCAGAAGGAATTCAGCTTGATCGCAAAGCTTGGGAGTTTGGGATCACACGCCTAACAGAACAGAATGCGCAAGGAACAATTGAAATTCACGGAACTCCTGGATATGTCGTCAAGGAAGGTAAATTGTTTCAAACGGAAAGCGAAATTTTATTTGAGTTATCAGAAGATGTCACGCTTGATGACAATGGAGTTGGAACAGGGTACATCTATTGTACAGAAGCCGGGACGAAAGGAAATGTTGCTGCAAATACTGTTGTGATCTTGAGCGAACCCGACGAGAATATTACAAGCGTCACCAATCCCGAACCGATTACAGGCGGACGTGAACGTGAAACGGACGCTGAATTTGTAGAAAGGTATAAACAAACGTTATCGGGCTTAGGATCAACCACTACCGATTCCGTTCGAGCAGAATTGTTAAAACTGAGTGGTGTTCGTGCAGCAGTAGTCATTGAAAACGACGAATCCACTCCTGATGTGGAGGGGAGACCACCTCATAGCATTTCTGCCTATGTGCTCGGCGGTAACAAAGACGAAATTGCTCAAGTGATTTTCAATAAAAAAGCAGCAGGCATCGAAGCGTATGGGACGGAGCAAGTGCAAGTGTATGACATGGCTGGAAATCCTCACACCGTCCGATTCAGTTGGGTAACAGAGGTGCCTATTGCAATTCAGTTGACCATCAAGAAAAATGACAGTTTTCCAGCCGACGGCATACAACAAATAAAAACACAAATAATCAAATATATTGGCGGGGAAGATGCTGATGGAACGTTTTATATTGGTTTAAACGCAGGGGAGACCGTAACGGTATTTAAATTGATCAAGCAACTCGACAAAATCGATGGGATTGACGATGCGGAATTGCTTGTCGGGGTAAAAGGCGAAACATTAGGAACGGAAAATATTCCAATGGGCATGACACAAGTTGCTCAAATATCTCATGAGGACATTGAGGTGCAAGTCACATGAGTTTCTTTACGGACATGCTCAAACGACTAACAGATAGGTATAAAAAAGACCCAGAAAGCAATATAGGAAAAATTATTAAAATCTTGGCGGATGAACTAGAAGAAATACAGTCTACCTTTGAAAGAATTGAAGAATGGAAAGATGTTGAAGTGGCAGAAGGTGCTGCCCTTGACGACTTAGGCACGAATGTTGGACAACCACGAGGAATGGCAACTGATGAAATTTACCGAATTCTTTTGCGCTCAAAGGTGGCGAGAAATTTTTCCGATGGCACAATCGATACGATTATCCGCGTTGTTTCTCTTGCGATTAATGCGGATCCAAAAGAGATTAAGATAAAAGAGCTTTATAACGATCCAAATAATCCTGAGCCTGCAGCTATTGGGTTGATTCAAATTCCTTTACGCAAACTGAACGAAGTCGGAATGTCGCCAAAACAATTCGTTCAGATTGTGCAAAAAACAGTTGCAGCTGGTGTTCGAGTGGCAAGTATCGAATTGTCAGGGACATTTAGTTTTTCTACGGATCCTATTCAATCTGAACTTAATGACACACAAGGATTTGCGGATATTGACCAAACAATCGGAGGATATTTAGGGGCAATGTTCGTAGATTCTAACGACAGTAGCTTACCAGTTTAAGAGAGGTGAAGAACATGCCTTTTGACCAAAATAATTTACCTGAATGGAATGTGGAAGGAGTTGAACCGCCGCAAAGTAAGAAAGATAGTGGATGGGGACCAGGTGAAAAACCCCCAGCGGATTGGTTTAACTGGTTTTTCAGCAAGACATATAACGCTTTGAAATCACTTTTTGACAATGCCCAGCACAAAGAAGAAAAAGGTCAGCCTAACGGATACGCTAGTTTAGACTCAAATGGAAAAGTGCCTTCTAATCAAATTAGTATAACTAAAGATCAAGTCGGCCTTGGCAACGTTGACAATGTGAAGCAGGCGGCCAAAACGGACTTTGATGCTCATAATAATGACAACGTCCGGCATGTCACTCAAGCCGATAAAGATAAATGGAATGCAATGCTACCTGCTGCCAACTATACTGCAGCTGATGTATTGAACAAAATAAAAACAGTAGATGGTCCCGGCAGCGGATTAGACGCAGACACTCTGGACGGAAAAGATAGCAGCGCTTTTGCACAAAGCGCTTTTTCTGTTGTTAAAGTCGGCTCTACCAACGTGGCGGCTGACAGTCCAAACGATACATTGGAGCTTGTCGCGGGGTCCAACGTCACTCTGACACCTGATGCCACCAATGATAAGGTGACAATCTCTGCAAATGTGCCTGTATCGTCAGTAAATGGCAAGACTGGGGCGGTCAATCTTACTCCAGCTGATGTCGGTGCGGCTCCGGCAACACATAGTCACGCTATTGCTGATGTGACAGGATTGCAGTCAGCGTTGGATTCGAAAGAAACTCCGGCGGGTGCACAAGCAAAGGTCGACGCTGTTAAGGCACTTGCTCAAATGGCAAAATTGACGCAGGACACAGGAGAAGCGCAAGTAATTGATAATGTAGATCTAAACACAATCACTCAGACTGGATTTTATTTCAAAAAGACGGCAGTAAATCAGCCAGTTACCAATTGGTGCTATTTGATTGTAATTAGGTATAGTTCAGCTAGAATTTTGCAATATGCATTTACTGACAATTCAAATGCAGTATTTTTCAGACAATTTCAAGATACTAACTGGCTTCCGTGGAAACAAATTTCTACAACTGATGGTAATGTTGCAACAGCAACAAAATTGCAAACAGCTAGAACAATTTCATTGTCCGGCGATGTAACCGGATCGGCTTCATTCGATGGATCAGCGAATGCCAACATTTCCGCAACATTAGCAAACAGTGGTGTAACACCGGGAACATATCCGAAGGTTACTGTTGACGCGAAAGGTCGAGTAACAGGCGGTCAATCATTGTCTGCATCCGATATTCCAAGCCTAGATTGGAGTAAGATCACGAGTGGAAAACCGACCACTTTAGCAGGTTATGGAATTACGGATGCTGTGAAAAAATCCGGAGATTCTGGATTAGGGAATATGTCTGGAAGCCAATTTGCGGTTGTTCTTGCAAACAACGCCCATATAGCTGACGATTTACCGAATACTTATCCGTTAGGATATAGTATTTTCTGGCTTCAAAACTCTAAGAATGGATTCCCAATTACGACAAACTACGGATTTGTTGTGACGTTTAATTTCGGAAATATGGCATATCAAGAAGTCGTTGAAATGTATACCGGAACAGACCAAAACGCTAAACAACGAAGATGGTTCCGGACTAAACGGGACTCCAATAACTTTTGGCAACCGTTCCAAGAAATTTGGTCAGATGGACGAATGGGAGCAGGAAGCGGTTTAGACGCTGATAAAGTAGACGGAAAAAACTTTTCCGATATTCAAGCAGATGCTCAAGCCAAAGCTAACACAGCGGAATCCAACGCAAAAGCATATACGGATCAAAAGCTTGCTGTTCAATCTACTCAATCAAATGATCTAGAAATAATGTACTGGATGGGGGCGATGTAATTGGCGGCAACTCCAAAACGACTTTTTAAAGGAACAGCTGACACAACATCCACAACTGCTTACACTGTACCTGCGTCAACCACCACAATCGTAAAAAATATTGTACTTACTAACAAAACAGCTAGTGCTGCTACAATCACGATTACGATTGCAGGAACGGGAGTGGTTTACGGATATTCCGTTGCGGCAAACGACACAGTGGTAATTGATTTATCTTTGGTTATGAATGCAACAGAAACAATTACAGTGCAGTCAGGTACTGCTAATGCAATTAACTTGTACATTAGTGGCGTGGAGGTGGCATAATGGGGATTCAACGATTACAACCTGTTGGTGGTGGAACGGATTGGAGTAAATATACTCCCATTTCTATCATTTCATCAATAACACCGTCCACTACTTATACACCTGTTTTAATCATAACAGGTAAAGGATTTTTAAAATCAGCAACGGCTTATGGTCCCAGATATTCTTTACGAATAACCATAGACGGTACTGTTATACATGAGAGCGGATATTTAGATGGGTCAATTTCCCAACAATCAGGTCTTATTGCAGGTGGTGACATACTAGGTGATGGAACGGGTTCACTATACGACAGAATAAATAAGGTTTATCCATTATCAATGGTCACCCATCCTTTTATTATGTCATCATTAAGCACTTCTTCGAATAAATCCGTTTTATTACCAAAAGAATTATTCTTTAATCAATCTCTTAAAGTGGAGATAAAAACAACGACCGGAACAGATAGTATAGGTTATGAAATTACAGGAGGTCATGAATAATGGGTACTATTATCAATCAATATATAGATGGAAATATGCAAGTCATTGAATATGACAGCGGAACTATTGTAAAAATACCCGTTCAATCCGAAACACCGCCGGGGGAAACATTACCAGTACCGCCCACGTTTGAACAGCGATTAAAAACTTTAGAAGAAGCGACCAACGTTTTATTAGGTTTAAAATAGGGGGGGTATTCATATGAGTAAACTCTATCAATTTATTCTTTATCAATGGGTAATGGGAAAAGATGAAGCATATATTAACGCTGCAGTTGCTAAAGGATATATCACACAGGATGAGGCCAATACCATTCTGGCTACTCCAAAGGCGGTTTAATTCAATACAAAACGGAAACACCACTGAAAAGTAGGTGTATTTTTTATGGTTTTAAACAGAGAAGGAGCCACTTTTTCAAAGTAGGCTCTTTTGTTTTTTATGAGAGGTGCTTAAAAATTGGAACAAAAAGATTACGAACGGATAACCGCATTAGAGACCCAACTTGAAACGTTGACCAAAAGTGTGGAGAGAATTGAAACAAAACTAGATTTACTGACTTCTAGCTTCATAACGAGAAATGAAGCGGATATCAGATTCAAAAACTTAGAAAAAGAACTCAAAGAAGTTAAAGAAAATAAACGAGCAAACAGTGCTTTATTGGTGAGCGTCATATCCGTGGCGGTCACTTTTATTTTTGCACTGATAAATCTATTGAGGTGATAAACATGAAAATGGACAAAGCAACTTTAGCAAGAACAATTGTATTGATTGTAGCTTTATTGAACCAAGTGTTGACGTCTTTTAATCTCAACCCACTGCCTTTTTCGGATACACAAGTTTATGACGCTGTGACAGTCATATTTACAGTCGTATCGTCTCTAGTCACTTGGTATAAGAACAACGAAATCAAGAAAAAAGGTGATACAAATGCGCAAAACTAAAGCTATTACAGCGCTAGTCCTATCATTGGGGCTAGCGTTTTCTTTTGGATTCAGCGCATACGCACAACAGCCCGATGTTGATTTTATTGATGTATCGCACCATAATGCCCAAAAGGGATTGCCACTTTCCTTCTATCAAACTATCAAACGAGGTGGAGTTAAGGGGGTTGTGGTAAAAGTCAGTGAAGGCAGCTATTATGTGGATCCGGCTGCATCAGTCAATGTTGCCAATGCAAAACAGGCTGGACTAATCGTAAATGCTTATCATTTTGCACGGTTTAAAAGCAATGACCAGGCTAAAAGCGAAGCCAATTGGTTTGATAAAAAGCTAAAATTAGTAGGTTTCGATAAAAACAAGGACGGCTACGTTGTGGTAGACGTTGAAGATCCAAATCTATCAAATAGTCCTTCAAAATTGACTGAATACACAAATACTTTTATTAAGCAAATGCATAATTTGGGCTATAAACGGGTGGATTTATACAGTGGCTCCTATTATTACAACAGCCGGCTTTTACCGAAATCTTTAATCATTGATAAACCGTGGCTGGCTTCCTATCCTTCCAATCCACAAAAAGGACAACCAACAGCCAATTTTAGCAACGGCCGCGGAGCTTGGCAATGGTCTCAAAGCTATAGATTTGTCGACATGAGTGGCTATGGCTATTTTGATGCCAACGAGGACTATGCGAGCAAATATACGAATAAAGCTGCAGGTGGAGTCGGCACGATTCAAGATATTTCTTTAATTGATTATATGAAGTCAAAAGGAATGGACGCTTCCTTCGCCAATCGTGCTAAGCTTGCGAAAGAATATGGAATCGCAAATTACACGGGTACAGCTGCCCAAAATCTTGCTTTGCTGTCGAAATTACAAACCAATACAAAGCCGGCAAAGACAAATCTAAGCAACAGCAAACTAACGACCAATCCGAAGGTTGTGACGGGCAAGTATCGCCTCATGACAGGGACTTTTAAAACAAAAACCGATCTCCATAAAGCTGCAGTAAAGCTAAAAGATAAAGAAAAAATTGCGGTTTATGAGGTAGACAAAAGTGGTTTGCGATTGATGACTGGAACTTACGTCGGAAAAGAGGATGCCGATCAGATGGCAGCCAAAATTAAAAAGGAATTCGGATGGGTAGTGTATGTGAAGGGGGAATAATAAAAGCCCTTCTCATGTGAGAGGGGCTTTATTTTTAGTAAACCAATTTAAAGTCATCGTAATCGACAGCATCAAAACCATTTTCTTCAATAAAGGCTTCTTCGTTAAATCCGATTAATTCAAGTGCTTCATCTACCGTTAAAGAGCGATTCGTTAAAACTTCCCCTACCAAAATGTCTTCATAAAATACTTTTGCCATTTTCAATTCCTCCCACGATAAACTTAAACATAAAAGAGAGATACTTATCTGAAACGGATCGTAGCACGTATCACATCACCGGTCTCCTCGTCTATTTCGGTTTCATAATCAAAATCCAAAACTTCCGTATTGCCACTTTTGGTTTCCCAAGTTCTCAACTCAAAAGAGCCGCCATTTCCAGCGTTTTCTATGACTTGTTTTACCGTTTCCTCGAAGTCAATAAAATCCGCTTTGGAATTTTCTACAACAAAGTCATATAAACGTTTGATGTTCAAAAACATCACATCGTTGTAAGTAAACGGTGTGTCGGGGTTTTCCAACGCTGCACTCAAATATTTTTCTACAATCGCGTCAGTGCTTAACATGATTTCCATTTCCTTTTCCTCCTTAGTTTTCTAAACTCTTTTTATATTCCTTTGCCTGCTCCACAGTCCAAACTGGAGTAGCAGCTAAAATCTGAACAGGCTCAGGGAGCGGATCCTTTACTTTTCTCCCCTCTCGCTGACGTGAGTACTTAGTGCTAAGACGGGCTTTATCCCACTCGATTATTTCAGCAAACTCTTTGATGCCAACAAGAGGGGGAATTACTCCCCCGACAATTTTCCGATTTCAAACATGTACTTTTCTACATCACGACCGATGTCCTTGAGATGTTGTCGCACTTCATCAAGGTCCATGATTTCACCAGTTTCATGAGAGCCTTGCCATTGGGACCAATTATTAAGTAAAAATATATCTTTGTCTTGAACGTTTTCTCCGTCCATTTCGAGCACTTTGTAAATTCTCTCATGTTCACCGATCCCTCCGGTAACATGATTTCTTCCATCCCATTCATCGAGATCAACAAACGCTTCAGTGATGACAAGTTCTGTTTCGGTTGTGTTTTCGTCTAACACTAAAGTTTCCCGATTACTACCGTCCCACCATTCATATACCTTGATTGGTTCAGCGTCGGTGAGGAGAAAAAATTTCTGTTCATAGCAGTCAAAAGCAAGTTTTTCTTCAATTTCAGGAAAATCCTCAGCCCATGAAATTTCTGCACCTTCTAAACCGCAGCTTTTCAAAAATTTCTTCATTTCATAATCGTCTTGTATTTCTTCCTCCTTTTCAGAAAGATGGTTTTGAAGCTTTTCTATGATGTCGGTTGTGGGTTCAACATTTTCAATGATCAAAGTCTGATCACTAACCCAGGCGCGTTCTTCAACTTTCTTTTTGTCGATCAAGAACGCAAAGCTGTTAAAATCATTTTTCCAAAGCACTTTTTCCAATTTCATTTTTATTCCTCCCGATTATAGACTTTCAGATACTGCTTTTTCTTTACTTTCAGCTATCTTGCGATATGCTTCTACTTTCGACCAAGCAGCTTTCATAATTTTGTCTTTCATAAATTTCACAACATCATCAGCTGCACGAGAAAGGTCTTTTCCAATAAAGTCATAGCAAACCATTTTTTCTGCTTTCCAATCATAGTACATTTTCCGTGACAAACGCCGAAGTGCTCCTACTGTTTGTCCAGCCATTTCTTTTAATTCAACCAACTGCATTTTAACTTCTATGTAAAGACGATGTTTTCCATATTTCATCCAATCGTTAGCGGTAGCTTCTACCACAACATCCTTCACGTTTTTCAAACCTTTAGCCAACTCCCATGCGATTTTCAGAGCTTCCGCAAAATATTCCTTCACCTT